ATTGGCTATCGCATCAGATTCATATCCTGATTAAAGTGGGTTCGACGCCCACCACTCGGCACCAAATTAAGAATTGTTCGGGGATGGTGTAATGGTAACATCTCGGCCTTTGACTCCGTAAGATTGCAGGTTCGACCCCTGCTCCCCGATCCAAATTTAATGCTTCTCTGGTGTAACTGATGTGCACGTGCGTCTGAAGAACGTGAGGATACGGTTTGATTCCGTGGGGAAGCTCCATTAATGGAGAGTTGGCCGAGCGGTCTAAGGCACCTCACTGCTAACGAGACGTAGGGGAAACTCTACCGAGAGTTCGAATCTCTCACTCTCCGCCATTATAAATAGAAACAATACCTCGTAAGCATTTAGGGGCGATGTTTCGGTCTCCAAAACCGAAGAGCAGGGTTCGAGTCCTTGACGGGGTGCCAAAATAATGCTTGACTTTAAACAAGTCTTAGAATATACTATATAAAGAATAATGGAAAGGTGGCCGAGTGGTTGATGGCTCTAGTCTTGAAAACTAGCGAACCTGAAAGGGTTCCGTGAGTTCGAATCTCACCCTTTCCGCCATTATGCGACGGTCTTCTAACGGCCTAGGAAACCTGACTTTCAATCAGGGCAATGAGGGTTCGACTCCCTTCCGTCGCGCCAATACGCCGGATTAGCACAGAGGTAGAGCAACCTAAAATAATTTTGGGGGATTAACTTAAAAGTAGAGTGCCTGTTTTACACGCAGAAAGAAGAGGAGCGTTACCTCTATCCCCTACCATTTCTTTAATTGACTCTAAATTAATGTGTTTTTTGCCAATAACAATTACATATATATTGTTTTGGTTTGATGCATTTATAATTTTATTAATATCTGTCTTTATAAGATATTCGTTTTTAGGGTCTAAATATAATAAATGAGATTTTAGGCGGTTCGAATCTCTCATCCGGCACCATTTAATGCTTCTGTAATTCAATGATAGAATAATCGACTGATAATCGATCTACCGTGGTTTGATTCCGCGCAGAAGCACCAAAAATACTACTTGACTTTTAACTTAAGTCGCGGTATTATAAATGATAAGAATTAAGGTTAGATACAGCACACAACCTATGTTTGAAATCGCGATAACAGCGAAGGCAGTGATTAGAGGCATCTTCTGGAAAGCTTGACTTTCCTTCTGAGATTTAGCCATCGAAAGATGGGGGAACTTTGATGAACACTGGGTGGTCGAGAATCCTTCGGGGTTACTCGTAATAACCTGAACCTCTTCGGAGGATGGTGGACCACAACACCGCGACTAACCTGATAAGTTTAAGTATCATTTCAGCAATCCAAAATGCATTTGACTTGTAATCAAAAAAAGCAAAAAGTGATACTGTTTAATTAAGATTGAGTTCAGCAATAATAAAATCTATATGCAAAATAGAAAAAAGTTCAATCTGTTGATAACAAAGGAGAAGTGAAATGTCAACATTTGTTAATGCCGTTAAGAACCAGACTGCTCGTACTACTAATGGTATGAAGGCTCGTAAGTCTACTGCCAATTCAGTTACTGATCTTTTCTATAAGATTGGTGCATCTCGCGGTAAGAACGTAATTCCTGACTTTACGGCAGCTTATGTTCAAGATAAGGAATTGGCTGGCCGTGTTGTTCTTTGGGCGCGTGATATTCGCGGAGGCGCTGGTGAGCGTAAGATTTTCCGGGATATTCTAGAATATGCTTGTGATCATGATCCTGCATATGCGGAGCGTCTTTTGAAGCGTGTTCCCGAGCTTGGACGTTGGGACGATATCTTTGTTACCAAGGGTGATTTGCGTCAGATCGCATTTGCGATGGTTCGTGATGCTCTTGAAGCCAAGAATGGTCTTGCTGCTAAGTGGATGCCACGTAAGGGTAAGGAAGCCGCTGAACTTCGTTCGTTCCTTGGAATGTCACCTAAGCAGTATCGTAAGACACTGGTTAGCTTGACCAAGGTTGTTGAGCAGGACATGTGCGCTAAGAATTGGGATGAAATTAATTTCAACCATGTTCCTTCGCTTGCTTCTTCTAGATATAAGAAGGCATTCTCTCGTCATACCGAAAAGTATAAGGAGTGGACTACTGCTCTTGTTTCGAAGGATCCTGAAGTAGCAAAGACTGTCAAGGTCAATGCTGGTGCGGTTTATCCGTATGATGTGCTGAAGGGTGTTTCTCCTTACGGTTACAATGCGTCATATAATCAGTCGAACCTCGATCACATTCGTGCTCAGTGGGATGCTCTTCCTAACTTTGTTGGTGATGCAAACATCCTTCCGCTCGTTGACGTTTCTGGTTCAATGACTTCACCTGCTGGTGGCTATAACTCCAAGTCGAAGGTAACTTGCCTTGACGTTTCTGTTTCTCTTGGTCTTTACCTTGCTGAAAAGAACACTGGTAAGTTTAAGGATACGTTCTTGACTTTCTCTGGCAAGCCTGAGCTGCTTCATCTTCGTGGTAACATCCTCGATAAGGTTAAGCAGATGGTAACTTCGAAGTGGGACATGAACACTAACCTGCATCTCGCGCTGGATAAAATCCTTCTCACTGCAATTGAAGGTAATGTTCCTCAGTCAGAAATGCCTGCAATGCTGCTGATTCTTTCGGACATGCAGTTTGATCAGTGCACTACTCACGATGACTCTGCTATGGAAATGATTGCTCGTAAGTATATCTATCATGCTTACAATATGCCTAACATCGTTTTCTGGAACTTGAATGCACATGAAAATGTGCCTGTTAAGTTCGATGAACGAGGCGTTGCTCTTGTTTCTGGTTTCTCTCCAACTATCGTTAAGTCGGTGTTGGCTGCTGATTTGGAGGACTTTACTCCGGAGGCGATCATGCTTAAGACATTAATGTCTGATCGCTACGACTTCTAAATTTCTAATTAAGGGTGGGTTCATCCCCGCCCTTTTTTAATATCCATATTTTATAAATAAGAATGACCCTTTGGGTAATAAAAATATGGAGGTTATAATGGATAAAGTTATTAAAGCACTTGTATGGGTAGCAGATAGAGTTAAAGAGCCTAGCACATGGGCTGGCGGCGGACTAGTGGCAGTATCAATACATACATTATTCCCCGGTGCTTTGGGAGATAGTATAATTGCTGTTGGTGTTGCTGTTGGCGGACTTCTAGCTATTGTTATGCCTGAAACTCCAGCAAGTAAATGATTAATATAGACGATCAAACAATAGCGAATTTAAAAAACGCTATTCAAATTGCATCTAATCTTAATTGGTTTGAATTACGTCAAAAATTTCAAAATTCAGATTGGTTAGGATTAGGTGTTGTTTCTTTGGAAGATGCTTTTGAAATTGCAAAACCTTTTGTTCCTCAAGCAAATGTTGCCGAGGCAGTAATTAAAATGTTGGCTGGATTTGCCGACAGTTATCCAAAATCAAATTCTGAAAAATTAGATATTAAGAAAATTATTCAGTCTATTCTAATAGCAGAAGGAATAGATTGGAAAGGCATAAAAGATGCATTAATGGGAAACAACCCATTTCTTGCTGGTAGTTCATTAATAGACGATATAGCTAAACTTATTTCGCCATTTGTTCCTCTATCAGCACCAGTTTTAAAAATATTGGATATTTTGGTGTTTTTAGGTAAAAACACAACGCCGATGGACGCTGAAATGATGGTGATTATTCAAAAATTAAAAGATGGTCAAGAATTAGACCCAACAGAACAAAAAATTTATCAACAATATATAGGAGAATCTAAATGAACAAGAATATTTTAATTGGAACAGTATTAGTATCAGGATTAGCTTTGGCTGGTTGTAATGTTGCGGGAACAGCTATCACTTCTGCACAGATTCAAGCGGCAACTCTTCAGGCTTGTCAATTCATTCCAACCGCTGTTGAACTTGCTGGAATGATTCCTAATGTATCATCTAACGTAACCACTGATGCAAATTCTATTGCTAACGCTATTTGTGCTGCTGTTAAGAATGCTTCAGTAACACCAGCCGCTCCTGTTAAGGCAGGCGCTGTACGTAAATCTAATTCACCTGTTGTCGCTAACGTAGTACTGCCTAACGGTCAGGTTGTTAAAGTTACTGGTGTGTTTGTTCAGTAATGAAATTGTTACTTTAATATATCATTTAAAATACGAAGATAAATACTCCGGAATGCGCTCCCGGAGTATTTTTTATGGCAAACTGGGTTAAAAGAACAATAAAAGGTCCTGGCGGAGTTAGATTTACCACAACAACGAATTATGGTAAAGGATTTACCCATTCACAATCTATTGGTAATAAAAATGGTAGAACTACGATTTCTCAATCTCCAAACGGAAAAACTAAACTAACACAAACATATCACGCTGGTGGTATGACTATGAGAAAAACTATTTTTTCTTCTGGTCCTAAGAAAATTAAATACAAAAAAATGAGATCAAAGAAATTATCCAAAGCCGAAACAGAAGCTTTGAATTCTTTGATCTCATCGAAATATTTTTGGGGAGTTTTAATTTTCGTGTTATTAATTTTTATGTTTATGAAGTAAACACTTCCAACACTCTTTTAACATATTGAGAACGCTCCAGTTTAAATACTTGGGGCGTTTTTTCATTATCAACTGTGATAATAATAACGATTTGTGGAACTGCTATTTTATACGTCCATTCAAACATCATGGAATAAACTGTGGATTGAAGTAAATAGTTTTCGATCCATTCTAATTTCTTAGGTTTCCTTGAAGTTTTGAAATCTATGATAGACAAAACGCCATCATATTCACCAACCAAGTCTGTTCGACCGGCACACTTAAGAGATTTAGAATAAAGAGGTAACTCAACGCCGAATAAATTATCAACATGTTTATCTAGTATTTGTTTAATAGGATCAAATGATTCTATATTAACAGGCATTTGATTTTCAAATATGTTGTTTTCGTTTAGAACATATTTCTCAGCCATTTTATGTATGGCTGTGCCTCTTCGAGCGGCTTGAGTTGAAATTCTTTGAGCTTCAGCTTCACCGACTCTTTTCTTCCACTCAATCAATGCAGTTTTGTCTAATTTTTCGCCTAGTATAGTTGTTACTGATTTAAGTTTAGTGACGCCATCGGGCAGCACGTAGTGGCGCCGCCCGTTAATATTTTCGGTTTTTAATTCGACGAATGGTACAAAATTATGTTTGAATATTTTACGTGACAATTCTTAATTCTTCTTTTGATATAATATAATCTTTTACCATTTTTGATCTAACAATATCCTCGCGTTGAAAATCTATGAATTCAAAAGATTTCATTCTTTTAATAATACGCATGAAATCGTTGAGACCATTCTTTTCTTGATCTTTAGTGAAATCAGATTGTCTAAAGTCTCCAGAGAATATAATTTTACAATTTTTACCAACACGAGTAATTACAGAATCAAGCTCGTGGAGAGTTAGATTAGCTATTTCATCAACGACAATAATACAATCATTAAGAGTAACACCGCGTATGAAAGAAGTTGATATAAACTCAACAAGGTTCTTGTTTTTGAGGTAATCATAGGCATCTCCTCTTCCAAATAATTCAGAACATATCGCATAATAAGGAGATTCATAAACTTTGGCCTTTTCTTTAGGACTTCCGGGTAGGAATCCCATATCTCTTGTTGGAACAACGCTTCTAACAATAACAAGCTTTTTGTAAACGCTGTTTTCAGATAATATCTGGTTCAAACTTAGATATAAAGATATGAAGCTCTTACCCGTTCCAGCAATCCCGTGAAGCATTAAATTTTTGCCTTGTTGATAGGCTTCGAAAGAACGTTTTTGATTTTCGGTTAATGGTTCTACGTGTTTAAGATTAAAATTTAATTTTTCTTGATTTGTATTTTCTTTTCCGTTTTGCTGACGAAGGATTCTTTTTTCTTTTCTTGTTAGACGCTTACTATGTTCCATTTTTATCCTGATTAAAAAGTATTAACGGTGCTTCTACTTATTCCTCTCTGGGCTTCTCTTTTCACCTTTTTAAGTACATCCCTAAATCCAGAGTCTGGTTTTTTTAGACCTCTACCGGAATGGATTAACGGAGCTCCGTTAACGAGTTGAGTTACTTGGGGATTTTCTTTCAAATAGATTTCAAGAGCTGAAATGCTCATGAAATTTTCATACTCTTCGCCGGTTTCATTGTTAATAAACAAATAAGTTGGCATATCTATTTCCAATCATCTTCGTGATAGTCGTCTTCATCTTCTTCGAGCAACCCGGAAATATCCTTAGTTTTAAGGGCTTTTTCTATTCGCTTTTGTTTCTTTTTTTCTAGGTAATAACTACGGTTGTCATAGTTATCTTCTTCTTCGTAAGAAAAATCGTTCTTTTTGAACTTTTTAACGTTCTGTTTGCTCATCGAATAAGTCCGGGTAATGCCTCTACTACGTGTTGAAGGGTAATTCCTTTAAGGGGTTTCTTATCTTTAATATGACAAAGAAGCTCAGCGTCCTTGGGAGCTAAATTTTCAAGTAGTTGAACGAACATCGTTTCTCTTTTGTTTTGATTTAGATTATCGTGAAACCCTTTGATGAAATATCTAAGTTTCGTACATTCTCTAATTAGAACACCTTCCTGGTCGTTAAGATCGTTCGGCTTATATGGAGGTGCACCTTCTGGTAACAACCAAACAATAGAGGGATCGTAACATCCTTGAAGAACCACACGTAAAACCAAACTATCGTTGGCTTTTATTGCGGCTACTTTTTCTTCAGTTTTCTTGAGTTTCCCAACCTTTTCTAGGAACTCAGCTACACCAACCTGCATTTAGAAATCTCCAATATTTTCCATTAAATTTTTAAGTTTGTTGCTGATGAAATAATTCATCAACTTAGATTTATCTTTATTGTTTTGATTATTATATTGCTCTATAACCTTACTTCTAATTTCTTCTGGAGTAAAGTTAAGATCAATAAGCTCTTTATTACGTTGATAGTTTCTAGCTACCATACTATCGTATTTAGACGGGTCTAAATTCATATAATGATCGAATTTTTTAGAAGTCAACGGTTTCTGACGGTCCCCAACAACAAAGCAATTATCAGCAGAAAGTACGTTAGGTACGCCATCGCCAGAGTCACCTTTTAAAATATGTTCTTTAAGGAATTTTTGGGGATCGTTATGAGACAACCACTTTTTTCTAGTGGGGTCATATTGTTTAATGTTGTTGCGATTATGAAGTTGAACGAAATCTTTATCCCCAGAAAGTATAAGAATTTTATCGTCAAATTCTCTAACCAGAGTTCCTATAATATCGTCAGCCTCAGCAGATTCAACATCAATAACTCTATACGGGAAAAATTCTTTGAGCTCTGCCCTAATCTTATTCATACATTCGAAAATAGATTTCCAATCTAACTCTGAAGCAAGACGATTCTTTTTACGGTTGGCTTTATAATAAGGAAAAGCTTGTTTACGCCAATAGTTTGTATTGTCGCAAGCAATAATCATTTCTCCATATTCATCACCAAACTTTGACTTATAAGAACGAAGCGAGTTGAGGACCATATGTCTAATCATATTTTCTTCAACTTGAGCGTTTGTATGGTTGCCTAGTTGCATCATAAGATTAGACAACATCACCTGAGACAGATCAACGATAATCAAAATTTCACCTTTTGTTTGAGATATTTTTCAATTCTATATTAAGAGAGTCAGTTATTTTTAGAGCACCAGTTTCTTCTTTATCCGGAACAAACACGCTATCGGCAATTTTTTGAAATGGATGATATATACCGTAATATTTACACATTATAGATCTTAACGATTCTACGACAAAAGCGCCATCTTTAATATCTTCATCTTCTTCGTCAGAAATATTAAATCCAGCAATTTCTAATTGATTGAAAATGATTGGGGCTAAATTGGATAGAGTTTCTTGAATATGATAGTGTTTCATCATTTCGACGTTACGATTTATTTCTTCCATAGAAAATTCAGGAATCTTAACATTTAAATTTTGTTTTGGAAAAATTACGACGTTGTTACTATCCATTTAATTTCTCTTTGGGTTTCATAATATATTATACCTTATAATTTATTTTTCGTCAAGCACTATTATTTAGGTTTAGCAGCTGCTTGTTATTCTTGAACCGTAATCCGTGAAACCGAAATCGTAAATTTTACAGTTGGTGTCTCTAGTTACTGATTGTATCACTTTATCGCGATTATTGGGATCGACGTAAAATAAGAAGAAACCACCACCGCCTGCACCGAGAAGTTTTCCGCCTAGAGCGCCAGCCTTTAGAGCTCTATCATATATCTGGTCGAAGTAGTCGTTAGTGATGTCGGCGGCGACACCCTTTTTATCCATCCACGCTTCATGGAGCAAACTACCGAAATCGTCGAGTTTATTTTCGCTCAGCAATTTTGCACCAATAAAAGCTTTATCTCTAGACCTTCTGACTAAGTCAAACTTATCTTTTTCGTTCATTGCAGCCGCTTGTTTCTGTAAAATAGAATTTGCATTACGTCCGCGACCAGAATAAACAAGTAACAATCTCCTTTCTAGATTACTCCAAAGATTTCGATCGTAAGTTAAAGGTTTAATATCAACAGAACCGTCACCATGAAACTCAAATAGGTTCATACCGCCATAAGCCGAGGCGTATTGATCTTGCTTACCGACTGGATACTTACATAGTTCTCGTTCGATATAATATGCCTTTTGAGCTAGATACTCGCGCGTCAACAACGAGTAACGGCTCTGTTCGTCTCTATGCGCCAGACAATTAACCAGACCGATAGTGAAGGCCGAAGAAGATCCAAGTCCAGATCCTTTAGCTAAAATATCGGCGATCGAAGCGATCGTATACTCTTTAATCACGTCGTAGTGTTTCAAACTTTCTCTAGTAATAGCGTGTTGCATCTGTTCGACGTCGGGGAATTCTTCGATCGTGTCGTACATGATCTTAATTCCCAAATGAGGAGTCTTATGAAGCATCACGTAGATGTACTTATCAATCGTAACAGACAAAGCAGCGCCGCTTTCCTTTTCAAAGAAAGAAGGCATGTCGCTGCCGCCGGAAAAGAAACTAATACGCAAAGGCGTTTTAGAAAGAATCATTAAATTGTCCTGTAAATAAATTTTTGTTGTGGCTTGCCACGAGACTCAACAGTCTTATATTTACCGAGTTGATCCTCAATCATCACATCCCACTTATGTTTGATTAGATTGATGTTGTAACGAGTATCAACAAAAACCTTATTGAACATAATCATATTTTGTTCCTGATTGCTTTTCACAAAATTAATTGCATTATTCAGATGATTGATGAAAATATTCGCGTGATGATTTTTGTCCATAAGATCGGCATGATACATAAGATTCAATCCGCCAGAAGTTTCTGGTAATGCACCAACATCAGAATGAACACAGACCAATCCAGCTGACATAGCTTCTAACATAGCTCTACAGCTGGTTTCGTACCAAATACTTGGATAAGCAAAAATATGAGCCTTGTTCAACGCTTCCTTCAATTCTTCATTAGGAACGTATCCATGATAAGTCATTTGAGGATGATTTCTGATTTGATCATACATAGGCTCAAACGACTTATCAGCATCTTCCCAACCGTAAATCTTAAAACTTGAATATACATCTAGATGAATTTCTGGATGCATCTTCGCCAATGAATCAAACACCGGCAAAAGAATTTCCAATCCTCTTTGCGGGGTTGAAGTGTACACCAATCGAATCTTGTCTTTTGGTTTAACCAAAGCTGATTGTGGCGCTGGTTCAATACCGGATTCAATTACGATTGACTTAGGATCGTGAGCCAATCCATGAATTAGCTGATACCTTTGCATCTGCCAGTTAGAAATAAAAACAAACTTATGATAGTTATCCCTAAAAGATTGATCCCTGAACTTCGCCGATTCAGGATCTTCTGGTAGATCATGACACCAGAAAACTCTAATTTTTTCCCAATTTAGTTCGCGTTCCCTTGAACATACAATTTGAAATTCTTCCAAATCTTTTGGATTAATTAGAGAAGCTAGCTTACGTTTAGCAAGCTCAGTTCCGCCGTTAGCCTTTATAGAAATTTCGTTTTCTTCAAATCCAATCATATTGTGTACCCCGATTTAATAGCATCATTATAGAACATTTGGCAAGTTTCTTTAGAAAATTGTGTTAAATCTTTACCGAAACCCTTAACCTTTTTGATGAGATCAGGAGTCATGGTTATAATATCACAACCGGACCATTCGGCGTGTTTAATGTTATAAGCTTCTCTAGAAGAAGCCCATAGAAATTCTGCTTTACCGCCTTCGTTTCTAATATCATCATACAAACCAACACAACGAGAAACAATTGATTCCGGATCTTCACCAGCGTCCGCAATACGACCAGCGAAAATTGAAATTATACTAGGAACTTCTGGGCAAAATCTATCGATTATATTGCTTACTTGATATTCGGTAAAAACCGCAGTAACGTTAAGATTAATTCCTTCATAACTTAAACTTTGAATCAAATCATAAGTATCTTCGCCCGAAGTATACATGACAGGAATTTTTACATATACTTGATAATTCTTTTCGTTACCCCAATCACTGATAATTCTAGCTTGTCGACGAATTTCGTCAGGTTCATCGGCGAACACTTCTAAACTTAGAGTTGTTTCGGGCCTATTCCTTGCCAAAAATTTAATAACGTTTTTGGCAAATTCTTCATAATTCATAACGCCAGCTTGACGCATCAAAGTTGGATTAGTTGTAAACCCCGTTATTGTTTTATCTCCAGCCGCATCGATTATTCCCACCATATCGGCGCCATCGGCGTATAATTTAATCATTTATTAATCTCCTCAATCAAGGTACAAGCTTCTAAAACATTAGAAACAATATAATCAGGTTGTATATTTCTATATTCGTAAGGGTATGTGTATTCTTCACCAACGAAAATAGTTTTTAGTTTGCTTCTATTACCAGCAACTATATCTTTCCAACGATCACCTATTATATAGGATTTACTACGATCGATCAAGTATTTTTTAATTATATCTTCAATCATACCGTTGTTGGGTTTATACATATTGGAATTTCTATCGTCAGCGTAGTATATATCATCTATTCTCAACCAATTAGAAATCATTCTATGCATATTATCTAAATCTTTGTAAGACAATGGACCTTTGACGTCAGGTTGATTTGTTACAACAAAAGTTTTATAGTCCATATTTCTGACGATATTCACCGCTACTTTAACATTATCAATAAATTGAAACTCGTCGAGAAACCAAGGGGCTGTTTTAGAACCATCTGGTCTTTCGACGAGTTTATTAATTACACCATCACGATCAAAAAAAATTGCTCGATTCATTTCACCACTTTGTTTTATTAACCTGTAAAGAAGGATTGGAAACTATAGCATGCCAAATAACAGCTTGAAAAGCTTCGCTATGTGGCGTGATTCTAGAAGGTTGAATAGGAGGAACTACTACACAATAATCAGCGTTGTAAGCGGTGTATCCGTCTTTCTTACCGACTATACCCAATACGACGGCGTTTTTTGATTTTGCTTGATCGATGGCCTTAATTAATCCTACAGAAACGTTTTTATTCTTATCGCCACCACCAACAGATAAAATAAAAAGAGCATCTTTTGAACTTAACTTACTGATTTTAAGATATTCATCAAATACGGTGTCAAACCCTTCGTCATTTGTTCTAGCAGTAAGCTCTGGAACGTTATCTGTGGGGCAATAAGACTCGATACCACAAAGCTTACGTAGGTCGTTGACCAGGTGAGAAGCGTTTCCTGCTGATCCTCCAACACCGAGAACGAAAACCCTCCCGTTTGATTCTCTGACTCTTTTGAGAGCGGCAACTAACTTCTCCACCATATTTTTATCTATAGCTTCGGTAATAGAAACTACTTCTTCAAAGTATTTATCACTAAAACTCATTCAACTTATTCCTCAATCTAGAAGAGCTCCACCGGTGGAATCTCTTATTGTAAATTATTTCAATATTTCTATGAATACAAAGAGCTTGACCAGTATGTACTTCCCCGTAATGATCATAACCTATAAATCTTTTTTGAATGTCTATGATACTTAGTAAATTTTCTAGATCACCTTCAGTCTCGTAGGGATATATCTCGTCTACGTAACGAATAGATTTGAGTTGTATAAACCTTTCGAGCAAACTTTGAACGGGTTTATTTTTTAATTTTGGTCTGTCGATAGTCGGATCGGTTTGTAGACCGACGATCAGCCTGTCACATTGACTACGACATTCTTCAAGCATAGCGCAATGACCAGCATGAAGAATATCAAATGTACCACACGTAAATCCAGTAATCACGCCTGTCTCGTCAAATAGTTTGGTCTAATATACTTAGCACCAAAGAATTCCTTAACCAAATTGATTACCACTTGATCATCATATTCCTTACATGAAAAAACATCGAGGTAAAGTGCGTTACCACCATTTCCGTCATCAGGAACAAAATGAGCACAAATATTCGATGTTTCAATAAGCTGGACCAAAGTATAGCCAGCCTTATTACCAGAACCAAATTCAACAATCTGTGGCTCTCCGTAAGCGACCATATCAATATCCTTGACTAGTCTCTTAGTGAAATTGTAAATATTTTCATAACTCGTGATTGCTTCGTGATCGAGTTCGGCACAATCCAAAAGTAAGCTATAGCCCCAATAACCCATTAATTTTCTCCTTTAAGTTAATTAAAAATCGCCCGGCTGGACTTGCAAACAACGAAGACCTTCTGTTCTCCACATATCAACAACACGTTGACGATCTTCAAATACTATTGTCGGATTATAACCGTCTTTACGAATCTGGTCAAGAAGTTCTTTCTTAACAACATCATCCGATCTATAATCATTGAGTGGTCGCATATAAAGCTTGTCAAAAAGAAAGTCTAGATAATGCATTCTCAACCAATTAATGGTGTCGTCTCGCTCGTTTTCCATTCTTCCTGTACAGAGTACCAGCTTCGAACCAGAAGCTTTAAGTGATTCTAGAATATAGATGATGTCAAAATGCGGCTCGTCTTCCATGACACCCTTTTCATAAGACTTCCAATCTTTGGGAGACTTACGGATATGGTGAACTCTATGGGAATTGTCGGCTATGGTGCCGTCGATATCAACAATAACATCATGCATCATAATTAATCCTGTTGATGTATTTAAGTTTTTGTTCTTCAGGCCATCCCTTTAGATAAGGACTATCTTCATCGAACATACGAAGGTATTCTTCTTTATTTATTTCTCTATGAGAAAAGATCACTTGGCCGAGATGTTGCTGACTAAACTCATGAAAATTTTCAGCGTCACTTTCTCTAACGACTTCATCAAGAGCAGGATCAATATTATCTTCAACCTCAACACAATAACGAATACGGTGTTGAGATATGCATTCGACTATAACCAACTTTTTCATTTTATCCTCAGTAATTGTGGCTCACGTTCTGAACGTAAGTTACGGAATCTACACGGAAAGAACGCCAACCGTTGTTAAGGATATCCCAAACAGCAATAACGTCGGTATTTTCCCTATGAAATTTATGATCTTCATTGATATTATACTTTGGAGGCAAAAGATCAGGCCTTAGAGTACAACGCATTGTGCGCTGTTCGCCGTTAACTTTATTAAACTGAACTTCAATCACGTACATACGTAGATCGTTCAAAAGATCGTCGCGATTAATCATATTAAATTCCCTCATTCAAAAGTTTACGATTATCCTGTGTTTCTTCAGTTAGATACTTTTTAAGATTTTCAAACCCGCCAATGTTGAAACCATCTATAACAACAACAGGAAAAGATTTCGCGTTCGGAAAAATTTCCAAAAGGCTTTCTCTAGAAAAATCTTCGTCTAACTTTAGTTCTGTATAATTAATTCCTTTAGAGCTAAGTAGCATCTTAGAATTAACGCAGAATTTACAATTCGATTTAGTATATATTGTAACGTTCATCCTAGCATAATCTCCCAATATTTCTTAATATCCTCAGAATTTGAGGAATCAAATCCCAAAATAAACATATCATATTCAACAAGCAGTTCTAGATCGCTTTTCATATTATATCTCCTTCATAACCTTACTTAGTATAACCTGATACGGTTCAAAAGTCAAGTCATTCATCTTCTTTAACCACCTTTAGCCCCATTTTTACAAGGTATTTAATTTGGTCAATATCCGAATAATCTATGACTGCATAACCATTCTGAGTGCTCGGAAAACGGTTAGTTATACTTTCTATTCTTTTAAGAATGTCTACGCACCAATTAAGGTCAGCTGATTTAACTAATTCTTCTGTTGTCATAACAAACTCCAAATTAAAAGGGTGGGATTTCTCCCACCCCATTATATATATCTGTATGCTACTACTCTGCTTCTAGCATAAGTACCAACACCGACTTTTCTGCCATGGTTTCCCGAAATCAAAATAGGATTACCATGTTTATCATAACCAGAAACAACCCCGACGTGACCACCGCCTCGACGAGTTGTTACGGCAACACAGTTAACACAACCATAAGATGCTGGTTGTCCCCTGTGTTTATATGACATAGCAGTTCGATCATTACCAGAATGTGTGATCATATTCATGAAATCAGCACACCAAAGGCTACGAGGAAGTCCTAGTTGTCTAGCTGTTGCACCAACATATCTTAATGCTTTATTAGCCAAACCGTTTCCTTGTCTGATCGACTGTTCGATAAACCCAAAATGTTCTTGGGTCTTTCTTTTGTTATTATCAAGAGTTTCAACTACATTTCTTGCTCTATCTTTCGCAAAAAATGCGGCTGGACTATTGTCATCATTCGAATAATATATTTGCGGTTCTTGTTTTTGACCAATCACCATATTCACTTTTTTGTTTTTATGCTTGTATACTACAACATGATGATAATGATGTCTCTTATGTCTTGGTCTAGCATTAGCTGTAGAAACTACGCCAATACTAACTAGTATTGCTACTAGTGAAAATATAAGCTTTTTCATTACTTTTCCTTTTGTTTACGTCGCTATTAAGAGAAATATATTATCTCAAAACTTCCATTATCAATCTAGTTTTACCTTGACTAATAAAACCAAGTTTTTGAGCACCGCCTCTTGTAACGTCCAACCCCGTCCCTCTTACGAATGGACCCCTGTCATTGACAATAGCAACTATGGACTTTCCGTTAAATGGATTAGTCAGTTTGAGTTGAGTTCCAAATGGTAGGGTACGATGTGCGACAGTATTTCCATTTGGATCGAAATGTTGACCGCTGGCAGTTCTCCTTCCGGAGGAATACCAGGAGGCAACAATACCGCTTTTTTGAGCGGTAATTTTATTTATAGGATAAGAATTTGTAGTTTGACAGCCGCCAAGGAAAAAGAAAATCGGCAAAAGATACAAATATTTCATGATGTAGACTTTCAAAATAGTGGTTGTCCTACCGGGAATTGAACCCAGATCTGACGCTTATAAGGCGCCTGCTCTAACCGATTGAGCTATAGGACGATAATTTACTAATTATATCATAATTCTGTTTTTTTATTAAGTCAATTTCTTTTTGTTTGATTACTAATATTTTTTTATCTAATTGGCTCCATTTAGCCCTATCACGATCTGTTTCATATCCCTTTACTTCAATATAACAATTATATTCTTCAATTAAAAAATCTGGAAAATATAAATGCCAATCATCATTCCAAAAATAAGAAATTGGTTTTATATTACTTCTGATCCATTTAATATTATTTTTATCTAAAAATTTTGCAACTTCATATTCCCAAGTGCTATTAAATCTAACACCATCGATTGTAAAATGTTTTGATCTTCCAACTATGTTTTTATCAGAATAAGATTCTGGGTGTTCTAATACCGCCTTTTTCATTATTTTTGAATGTTTTTTTCTATTTTCAGGATTAGAATAGTATTCTTTTGTTTTTATAGAAGCTTTTTGTCTTTGTTCTAAAGAAGCGGGAGGACACAATAATCTTTTTTGTCTTTGTTTTTCTTTATATTCAGGCGATTGATGAAAATCAAATTTAATTTCTATTCCCGCTTCTTTTCGTTTTTGAATCCAAGTTTTTTCTTTATTTGTATTTTCTTTACATAGTCTCTCATGATTTCTTAAAGAATTCAAATTTTTCTTTAATTGATTGCAGAATTTACATTTCATATAAAATACTCCTATTAATTATAGAAGTATTTATAAAAATTAAATTTTAAAGAGCGACCGGCTTCACCTTTAAGCTACGCGCCTGTATTATTTAAGCAGCAATACTTTCGTTGTTCGTTAGAATTTCCTTCAAACGATCAGCACAAAATGAAGCTGCTGGTGCCTCTGGCTTAACCTTTGGAGTAACACCACACATACCACGAATATAACCAGTTGCCTGTGTGATAACACAAGACGAACCATGCATTTCGTTTGGATTGATATCAAGGTGCAACTCGAAATGACGATCACCAATGGCTTCGGCAAGGTCGATATACATCTGAGCAGCACGATAAACTTCGTTCATCAGACGAAAAGCTGGCTTTTCTTTCTTCTGATCAAAATCACGTTCTACATCTGACTTACCAAATACCTTACAACCCTTGTTGCCATCAATATGAACAACAATAGCCACAGTATAATCAGCATACCAAACCTCATTCTTACGATAACGTTCGGAATCAGCGCCGATATAAATCTTTGTCTCGTTAGAAGAATTCTTGATGAAATCAATTACTTCCTTAAGATCAAACTCTTTCATTTTACACCTTTTCAGTTTTATTAAAATTTATTCGTGTTCGTACTCTTCAACATCAATACCATTTTTGGTAACCGCAACACACACATGATCACCAAACAGGTTTTGATAAACTTCTGATGGAATAGAGTATAACATCTTTTCAACAACTTTACAAGTCTCTGAAATATGTTTCATACGTTCCGAAGATGGAAGTTCTACGCCTTCCATACCAATATAACAATAGTATGGATCATCTCCATACAAAATAATTGAATATTCTTCCGCATATCCGCCACCATTTTCTTTCCATTCTTGCATCATAAAATCAGGAACAAACCAAAAATCATCAACCCTAAAAACACAAGTATCACCATCATTAAAATATGGCGTATATTGCGTCCAAGTAATAGCTGCAATCTCAGGAACAATTTCAAAAAATTCCTTAAAAGCAGAATTCAAAGCTTCCTCGGAATCCTTACGCATTTTTTCCTGCATAATTTTCATTTGAAGACTCATTTGACTAATTTTATATTCAAAATTCTTACCAATTTCATTAATCTTATTTAGATCGATAACCATAATATATCTCCTTTAGGCCACTTCGTCAATAGTATCATTTTTGGATGGATCGCGGTTTAATTTAGCATACGAAGATTTACGACGATTACGCATTGTTCCGCTCATCCAAGGTTGGATTTGCATATTCTTAAGGTAATTTTCCATTGTCGGAATAAAACCTAAATCCTCGATGATATGATCCTCGGCCACGTCTCTAACTGATACGTCTTTACCTTGTGAGTTTTTAAAATAAGTTCCAAAAACTTTTTCGACAAGATAACAACCGAATGCAGAATGCAATATAGCACGGTGCCTTACATCTGGACAAGCTGATTTGGTCGAATCCATAAAGTCATGAATAGGAAGATAATCTTCAATCACACCACCGTATTTACGCACAGAAGATTTAGAGTGGATCAGCGGTTTCATAATATATCCTTATGTAAAAAGGTATTACTTCTTCTTATTACGACGAGCCCTACGCTTCTTAGAACCAACCTTACGGCGACCCTTACGCGGGCGATTCTTATGCGGATGACTCATGTTACAGTTCTCCATTCTTCTTCATTTGAATCCAAAGAGCCTTACCAGCATCTTTACCAAACTTATTCTGCATCTTAATCAACTTCTTATGTGCCTTCTTATTCATCATTACCTCCTTCGAAAATATCAACAAACTCAGTTTTACGTTGTTCGTCACTTGTATAATACTCTAGAACGCGCTTAAAACATTCAAGATATATCATATCGTCTTGTAAGTCTCTTACTTCATGTTGACGAATCGACTCCTTAGATAAGAACCTATCTATCTCTTCGATAAGAGTTCTTGCCGAATCTGCTAGACTTTGGATTAGCACAGTTTCCTCAAGCGAACTAAAGGCTTCGGGTGTCAATTCCAACATAACTTTCATCATATATCTCCGATCAGAAATTGGTGCCCGTGGTGGGATTCGAACCCACACTGTATTGATTTTAAGTCAATTGCCTACTAACCTGTTGGGCTACACGGGCGTTAATAATTTATAAGCTCTATCGTAATTTTTACCTTTGGGTGTTAACCCAACTTCGAGTAAAGCTTGTCTTATATTACTATGTTTTTTAAGAGAAGTCAATAATTTTTCATCAGAAACTTTCATTTTACCATTATTTATGTTTTTACCTCTATAAAACTTTGTTTTAGCATGACAATTTGGACATAATAACAATAAATTATTTTTTATATTATTTAGATTATCACCGTCACAATGTTCCAATTCTAGAGGTATAGGTTCGTTTAACCATTCTGACAAATTACAAGATTCACATTTATAACCTCGTTCCTTTATTAAGACTTTTTTGTGTGATCCTTTACCATTATAAGAAAAATCAGCATTATATTTTTCTTTGTTCCAATTCATTTTTCTTTTAGATTCTTCTGACGTATTTAAATATCTGTTAATGTTTTTATATTTTTGATACGCTTTTATAGAACCTTCACTATTTTTTCTTCTAATTTCTGGACATTTTGTTGCTCTAATTTCGCACATCAATTTATTAGACCCATTTCTGAATCTAGCAATATTACCACATCCGTAAGAACATAATTCTGTTGTTTCTATATTTTCTGCTATTCTTTTCAATTTTATCATTCCGCCAAGGGGGCGTCTATTTTTATATACTACCCTATTTCTTCAGGAAAGTCAAACTCTTTTTTTCGCTAAATAATGTAGGTCGCGAGATTGCCGTCTCCACCTACTCTAAACCTGATAGGAGGTCCAGCAATGTTTATTTATTACGTATACGCATATCTTCGAGAAGATGGTACGCCATATTATATTGGCAAGGGCAAAAATAAAAGAGCTTTCTCTAAAGATCATAGTTGCGAAATTCCATCAGATAAATCTAAAATCGTTTTCTTAGAACGTAATTTATCTGAAATCGGAGCTTTTGCTTTAGAGAGAAAATACATCGCTTGGTATGACCGTTCAAACCTTCTCAATAAAACAGATGGTGGTGATGGAACCACAGGAGCTACATTTTCTTTAGAATCTCGTCAACGTATGAGTAAAATGCGTAAAGGGATTCCTAAGAAACCGTTTTCTGAAGAAACTCGATTAAAAATGCGATTAGCAAAATTAGGCAAAAAACAATCAGAAAAACATAAAGAAAATCTCAGTAAAGTTCGAAAAGGAAGAACTTTAAGCGAAGAACATAAAGCCAAAATTAAAGCTGCTTTTGCTTCAAAAAAGTAAGATGTTTTTTGTGAACACGACACATTATATGAGAGTTGTACCATTCGTCCGAAAAAAGCACAGCATTTTCAAACTGATATTTTGCCTCGTAATATGTCGCTTCTCCTTTGGATTTACAGAGACGAATTATTTCACGAGTAAAACTATTTTCGCCGTATTTTTTAACGTCTTCCTGAAGATCTTCGGAAGAACCAAAATATGATTTCCAATCCGATTCAACTTTGGTTCTTTTTTTCTTTCCCTTAACTTGTTTAGTTTTCAGAAAAAAGAAAGTTTTCTTTCCGATATATTTTCTATTGTTTGCAGTATTAGTTATTATATACACAAACGAAGTATATTCATTATTAAATTCATATTCTTTATTTTCGTAAATCCACATCCCAAACTCCATTGTTTGGGATATTTAGTAATGTCAACAACCTTCGTCGTCTTGTGCTTCCCATTCATCGGATGTATCATCATCATAAACCAATTTTGACCCACAAAAAGGACAAAATTCTGGTTCATCTAATTCGTCGTGTTCAATTGTAAATTCTGCCTCACAATCTTGACAAGTAATCAATTTTTTGGTTCTCCTATGTATTTCTTATATGTTTTAATCCAGTCTGTTGAAATTTGTTGTTGAGCATCGATTACCCCTTACATTGAGCTTTCTTATCAGCAGCAATCTTTGCTAGATCAGCTGCCAGTGGAGGATTCTTCACGTTCTTAGCATCAGGAACTGGGAAGATATTGCCAGTTGCCTTTTCAATATCAGCAACAGTTACCTGATACTGAGTGAAGTCGGCTGACAATCCGTCATGATGAGGGAACAAGAAAGCATATGACTTCTTTGTCACGTCATCAATAACAATCTTGAAAAGGAAGTCAGGAACGACAACCTTATCAGCGCCAATGGTCTTGGTACCGCCAATATTACCAGCATAGATTGTATGAGCATGCTTAGTCGAATACACCCAAGCACGTGCAGCTGATTCGAGGTTCTTCCATGTGCCACGATTTACAGATGGAAGCTGTGGCGACATGTTAGACATATAAAACGACTCGTGTTCAACCTGATTATCCCAGGACATATCAGCATCGTTAGCTAAGTGACCCTGATCATAACCAGAACCAGCATAGTCGGATGGCTTGGCGGAACCAGGAAGTGACTGATCAGCAGCGAATGCATTAGTGCGAACAACGCAACCAATAGCATGTTCAGGCGTCAAAGTCCAGGCAACCCAATCAGGTGTTTTAGTTTGGGGATTGAATGATAGCAAATAAGCAGCACGACAAACAACAGTATCGCCAGCCTTTACGGTTGGTTCACCATAAGGGATCTGAGCAGCGCACTGAGCAATTGGATGAGGCGCAACCTGATCAGCTGCTAGAGCTGGAGTTGCTAGAAAAAATATCGAAGTCAGTAAGATCTTATAATTCATGTTGCTGTCCCTATTGTTGTACAAGTTACTCTTGTTGAGCATTGTGGGTTATTACAAACATATGACATTGCTTTATTTATATCGCCACCTATGCCACAAACACCACAGGCTTGATAAACTACTGTTTTTGGTGGGAAAGGTGATGTGGTTGGCAATCTATCTGGCCACATAATATCTTCTGTTTTAGCAGGAAGAGGCTGTGTTGGATAAATTTTTGTACTATCTTTTTGCGCAGCCTGATATCCATCGTACCATCCACGCTTGTAATCATCTGATTCAGTCATCTTTCCCCTCCAGTGCTTCGCGAGCAATTGCTATTATATGGACGACAACGGGATGCGCTGTTTGCCGTTCCTGTTCAACAATCTCCCGCAGCGCCGCCTCCAACTGTTTGATGCGGTCGGCTTGCTCTTTAAGTTTGCGAGCCAACGGTCCTTCTATGCCAGACAGTTCTTGATGGCACGGCTTCTCAAGATCATCAGTCATCTTTTTCCTCCGGGTGTGCTTCTGCGATGGTCTTGCGGCAACGCTTGCGCCAATCATCACGCTGCCACTGTGCCTTATCGTAACTCAACTCTATATAGTCATTGGCGATGTAGTGGACCATAGACTCATACTTCTGTAGTCGTTTAATTTCTTGAATTAGAAGCTCACGCCCCCAATGCTCACAAGGTAATTGTATTGACGTTACCATTCTGGACCTGTTGTCTTTTTTGTGCGTTGATAGATATAGCTGAAGTCAACACCGTAAGCAGGCACTACCATCAGACGCTCTGGCATACCGTTATGATCAGTCTCCCCTAAGCCACTGTGGATAAAGTATGTGCCCGGAAACTTCTCAGCATCCAAGCGACGCAGCATCATTGTCTGAAGATCACACTTCTTTGTAAGACGTTCAACTTCATGACGCAGGCGCTCATTTTCTTTGCTCACTGCTTCAGCAAATTGTTCAACTGGCATTTCAAGTTTATCACTCATTTTATTTTACCTCTTCCTCTAACAAAACCTTTGGGCGGATATGTATATTTTAACTCCCAATCCAAACATCTCCAGGTTTGCTGTGTTTCAGGATTGTAAAACCATAACATAGAATCAAATTTTTTAATAGCATTAAATTTTTCAACAAATACATCTAAAATATCTTTACCATTGAATCTAAATGTTTTTCTAAGCGTTGGTATATCTTTTGTAGTACACCACCATATCCATTTTTTTGAAGAAATTTCATAATTAAAATGCTGACAGAAAACTTTTCCTGTTTCAAGCAATTGTTCTTCTGTTATATTTGAAGAATTTGCATTAGTTATTCCAGCACTTTTTTCTTTATATTTTTGCTTTGTTTCTTCTGAATGTTTACGACCTTTAAACCAACCACCAGCTTCTAATTGTAGTTTATGTCTTTTTTCTCTCTGTTCTTCTGCCTTCTCTCCATAAATTTCTTTATATGTTTTACCCTTGTGATTGGGCGGTCTTGAACCCTCGCAAATATTTAAAAGAACCCCATCGGCATCATATCCTTTGCG